CTGATGGATTCAAGTGTAGGGTCCATGGCCTATTACCAGCGCGGATATACGGGCGATGGGGAGGCTGGCTATACTCTCGATGACAATCCTGTTGAAGTCCAACAGGTCACGACGTTTGAACCCGTTGGGAAGGAAGAATCCCAAAAGGAACCCACAACTGCAGCGGCATCCTGCCACTGCCACGAAGGAGACACAATGACCAAGGCGGAGCGTATCAAAGCGCTATTGGCGCATCCCAACAATCCGGTCAAGGATCAGAAGGTTCTGGAAACGGTTCCGGACGAAACTATCAAGACCCTCGAAGACCACGCGGTCAAATTGGACGCTGACCAGAAAGCGGCCAAGGATGCGACAGATGCGGCGGCAGCGGCCCAGGCCAAGCTGACAGCAGCGGAAGCGGCCACGGCAGCGGCGGCAGCGGCAGCGGCAGCGGCTCCCAAAGAACTCACCGAGGAGGAGTTCATGAAGACCGCGCCACCCTCGCTGCGGACGATGATCGAGCGCCATAAGGCAGCGGATGCTCAGGCCCACAGCAACTTGGTCGCTTCGCTCAAGACGGCCCAGAAAGTCCATTCCGAGGAGGCGCTCAAGCTCAAGACGTTGGAGCAACTCCAGGAAATCGCGGCACTTCTCCAGCTGCCGCCGGTGGACTACTCGCTCAACGCGCTGCCACGTGCGGCGGAGACTGGGACTGGCGATTACAAGTCGCAGCCGCCTCCCGATGGTTACGCTCTGGCGCTCGAAAAGAGGCGTGCGACGGCGGCAACTCACTGAGGTGTAGGGTAGCCCAGGTGTGATCCCAATCATGCCTCTAGGGTGTACTTAGACGCCTTCTTGTCCACTTCGGGTTTGACATTGGAACGGGTTTCAACGAAAGGGTAGGTGACAGGTTATGGCCATCACGAAGTATCCACCGCGCACAGTGTTGCTCGGTGGACCCGATGGCGGTCACGCAGTGATCGTCAACGACCTGGTTGCTGGGGAATCGATTGTCCCTGGCGCGTTGGTCAAACGGTACAACATCTCGCCTGGAGTGGCGGGATTCCGCAAGCACAACACGGCTGCGGCTGCGGTGGCATCTAAGGCGGTTGCTCTCAACGCTTCGATGCTGAATCGCGGTTGTGACGTCCCATACGTCTCTGGGGAACTCATCGAAGTCGGCATCTTGTCGCCTGGGGCGACAGCGTGGATGTTGATCGCCTCTGGGGCACCCGCCGTTGTGGCCGGTGATTCCCTCGAATCCGCTGGGGATGGAACGCTCCGTAAAGGCGCGGCCACTCTCTTCATCGCCATCGAGGACACGGACAACAGCACAGGTGCGTTGGGTGCACCTGGGCGTATCAGGGCGGAGGCACTCTAATGGCTACTCAAAGAGCCCATCAGGGAGCTTCTGACGCGATGGCGTTTCGGCTCCTCAATTCGGGTCTGAGCATTCCGGAACTGCGTTCTGCCTCACCTCTGGAGGAGAATGCCCAGAAACTCATCGACAAGACGGTGACCGAAGTTGGTCTGGAACGTCTGGTCGTGGCTGGCGATATCCTCGCCGCTGGGTTGACCTTCCCGCTGACTGACCCGTTGTCGGTCATGGAAGTCCAGTGGGAAAACATCTCCAAGACTGGTGGGGCGCAACGCACGATGAACCCATCGGCTCGTGGAGAAAATCAGCTGCCGGATCGCAAGATTGCGACCATCCCGGTCTACCTCACGACCGATGATTTCAGTCTTGGTATTCGCACGTTGAAGGCATCGGAACGGGCTGGGACGCCTTTGGACACGACCATGGTCGCCCAAGCCACCAGGCGCGTCAATGAAGCCATCGAAGACGCGACTATCAACGGTGCCGGCATTACCATCGGCGCTGGGAAGACGCCTGGGCTCTTGAACGCGCCCAACGCGAATTTGTACCAACTGACCGCCGATTGGACAGGCGCCAACGTTGTCGGCACGACTGGTCCTGCGATGGTGGCTGATGTTCTCGCCATGATCGGTATGGAACAAGCCGATAAGCATTACGGCCCATACACGATCTACGTGGGAACGAAGGCGGGCAACACCATCTCCGGCGATTACAAGGTCAACACGACCGATACCATTCGGGATCGTATCCTTCGCATTCCTGGGGTCTCGGATATCAAGGTGGCTGACCAGTTCCCCAACGCTGCAACGGGGCCACAAGTCGCCATGATCGAACTGACCGCCGGGGTGGTGGACATGATCACCGGCCAGGCTCCCACGGTCATTCCTTGGACCTCCAACGACGGCTTCACGCTGTTCTGGTTGGTCATGGCCATCATGATTCCGCGTTTCCGCGTGGATTACGATGGCAATTCAGGAATTGTCATCGGGAGCAAGTAGCACTCCGGTGGCAGTGGGTTCCGCGTGGGTGGTCTGGGTTCTCCTCTTTCCATCCACGCGGAACTTCTTGGGAGGATGAAATGGTCAGTTTGATCCTACTCGTGTTTGCGTTCGTTTGCTTCTCTTTGGCTGCATTCAATCCATCTGGGTTACCAGCCAGACCGAATCTCGTTGCGGCAGGATTGGCGTTCTGGACATTGTCATTGATTCTGGCGGGGCGAATGCCATAAAGATGGCTGAAACGAAACGAGCGTATGACCCCAAAATGGTTTATGTCCCTAGAGAATCGCCCCAAGGGCATTTCCGAACAACGGACAAAACTGCCTATCGTCGTGGGGCGGATGGAGTCATTCGTCGTCTCACGCCCAAGAAGCAGAAGGTGAAATAATGCCTTTAGTGACAGATCCGAGTTTAGGCGCCAACTCATATGCGACCGTCGCAGAGGCGGATGCCTATAACGCAGCACGACCGTTTGGGACGGCTTGGGCCGCGCTGACCCCAGAAGCCAAGGAAGGTGCGTTGCAGTTTTCTACCATCCTGCTCGATGCGTCTTTCATTTGGACGGGAGAACCTACAAATCTCTCTGGCCAGACGTTATGTTGGCCACGTATGGGAATGTTTACGCGGAATGGTCTTCCCATAGACTCTATGGTTATTCCCATAGAGTTGAAATATGCACAGGCAGAGTATGCACGTCAATCAGTAGCGGCAGACCTTACTGCCGATAACGAGGCAGCCAAGCAAGGTCTGGCATCGGTTGGTGCAGGTTCAGTGAGCGTTTCGTTTCATCCTAGAGAATCGGGAGTTGGGATTGCTTTGGCCGGTTCTGACTACGCTTATTTGTCCAATGCAGTCCCAGGTGCAGTGCGACTCCTTTTGGTTCCCTCGTGGTATGTGGAGCAAAGACCCATTTTGGAGGCTCTGGGAAGTCGCGGAGGATTCATGTTTGAGGCTGATCGATGAGTCTCCTTGATGTCCTTCGTTCCGGTGTAGCCATCGCGGATGGGATTCTGAAGCCACTTGAATGTGATGTTTCCGTGGAACGTTATGGGGGCACGGACGCTTATGGGACGGATGTTTGGCTCCCAGCGATAACCATGAAAGCGATTTGTGATTGGAAACAAAGCCAATCGACAACGTCGTCTGGGGCACTCACATTGTCGAGGGTAGTGGTTACTTTCATTGACATCAAGGAAATGGTGGAGAAGACCAACGGACAAGGTATTAGCGACCAAGACAAAATTACTCTGCCAGATGGAACCACGGGTCCAATTCTCAATATGGCAGGATTCATCGACGCTGGGACGGGGAAGCCTATTGCAACTGATGTCTACTTGGGTGGATCTAGCTCATGGAATTGACATTGGAACGTCTTGACTATGTAGGCTTTGGGAGGCTCCCACACCATAAAATTCTCTCCATGTTTGGGCAAGAGGCATCTACCTATCTTGAAGTTGGTGTCCAAGATGGGAATTCCGTGGTAGCAGTAATATTCAAGAATCCAAATTTGGCTCTTACGATGTGCGATACGTGGGGACCGCACCACGGCGGAACAGATCGAAAGTCGCACCTGTATGTCGAGGAGAGGCTCAATCAACTAGGCCATCGAGGTTCGCGTGTTTACCTCGATGGGGATTCCCACGAACTTATCCCCAAACTTGTCCAAGGCTTTGATCTTGTCCATATCGACGCTGACCACTCCTTTGAGGGCTGTAAGGCAGACCTCAGGAATTGTTGGCCATTGACCAAGAAATGGTTGGTCATCCACGATGTCTTCTTCCAAGAAGTTCGTGATGCTTTATTCCAGTTCCTTGAATGGAATATGCCAGATATAGCCAGAATCACGATGTCGGCATATGACCACGGGACGTTGGTAGTAGAGAGGCAGGAACGAGGTTGATGCGTCGGCTCCTATGGATAGGCGATGCAGCGTGCCCAAGCGGGTTCGCCAAGGGCACTCATGGTGTATGCGACTATCTGGACTATCGAGCTAATCCCGCGAATCCAGATCCATGGGAGGTGACGATCCTTGGGATCAACTATCGTGGTGATCCTTATCGCTACCCATACGACATCTTTGCGGCTGGTGCCGGTGGTGACGGCTTTGGGATCGGTCGAACCGTTTGGATGTGCGACCATGTCAAACCCACAGCTATCGTTATCCAACAAGACCCATGGAACTTTCCGGCCTACATTGATGTTATCCGTCGTATCCCAGAGTACAAGGACGTTCCTGTTATCGGTTTCGTGGCTGTCGATGGGCTCAATTGTTTGGGTACAAGCCTGAACGATTTGAAGTTGGCGGTGTTCTGGACCCAGTTTGGGAGAGAGCAAGCCGTTTTGGGCGGTTACACCGGACCCTCGACTGTCGTGCCACTTGGGGTAGACTTGGGAATTTACAATCCAGGAAACCAACAGGAAGCGCGACGATTGATGGGGTTCCCAGAGAAGATGTGGAACTCATTTATTATTGGGAATGTCAATAGAAACCAACCGCGAAAGCGATTGGATTTGTCCATTCGATACTTCGCTGAGTTTTGGAAATCCGTGGATCGCCCACGCAACGTCTTTCTGTATCTCCACGTCGCGCCTACGGGCGAGAGTGGGTATAACGTCAAACAGTTGTGCCAATACTATGGGATTCTCTCCCAGCTTGTCCTCATGGAGCCGTCTGCTTGGTACGGGGAAACAGAAGAGCGGATGGCGCAGACCTATCGTAGCTTCGATGTGCAGATTACCACCACCCAAGGCGAGGGTGACGGGCTTACCACCAAGGAAGGGATGGCTTGTGGGATTCCCCAGATCGTTCCGGACTGGTCCGCGTTGGGTGAATGGGCGAAAGGCTATGCTCTAACTGTCCCTTGTACCTCGACAGCGGCAACGATTGGACGTGCAAATGCGATTGGTGGAGTAGCGGATGAAGCTATTTTTGTCCAACGACTTCGGAACCTGTATTCCCATCGCCCGTTGCGTATCGAGGTGGCGGAGAAGGGTTTGGAGTGCGTAAATTTGCCCCAATACCGTTGGGAAGCCGTTGGGCGTGGATTTGCGGAGTCGCTGGACCTCGTATTCGCTCCTCAGGAGGCTATCGCATGATGTTGGGTCTGTCCATTTTGTCACTTGTTCTCTCAGGAATCGCTTTAGTGATGTCAGTGACAGCGTTAGTTACTACTCATGGTGTCCTTTTGGATCTCAACAGGACCAAGGAACAATTGGACAAGTTGGACAAGGACTTACGCGGATGATTACTGGGAAGATGTTGGGTGGACAGGAGATGCGAAAAATTCTCCTTGATATCGCCAAGAAATACCCAGACGATGTTGCGAAGGCGGCATACCAGGAAGGTCAAGTGGAAGTTACTGAGATGAAGCGGCGCTGTCCCGTGGACATCACAGAGGATGCGCCTCATCCTGGGAACCTCCGTGCCTCTATCCATTTGGAGGAGCCAGAGCGAAAGGGCAGAACGATTATTCTCACTTTTGCGACTGGGACCCAAGCTCCATATGCTATCTATGTCCATGAAAACCCAGACGCAATTCATCCGATTGGTGAATGGAAATTTATGGAGAATCCATTGAAGGAATCCGCTCCATACTTCTTGAATCGCGTTGGGGAACGGGTAAATTTTAACAAACATGGGACCGCGAAGCAATATCTGGGATCATCGGCGGAAGGAGATTAATGTGCCCTTTCTGGATGAGATTGCGGATCGAATCGTGTCCCAAGGCGCTGGGATTCTAGGACAAGATTTGTTTCTCAGTTCCAGAGCGAGCATCCCATCGGGTAATGGACCGATTACTTCGATCATCGAAACAGGTGGAACAACTTCCCGTCGAACCCAGACTAGTGCTACCCAACGTCCTAGTGCTCAGATTATGGTACGTGCTTCTACCTACCCAGTTGCCAGAACCCGTGCTGTTTTGGTCTACGATGCCCTCGGTGGGGATAATGGGTTACACAATACCGTCCTCATGGGGACGTTTTACCAATACATCGTCCCAGTGCAGCAAGTAACAGACCTTGGGCTCGATGAGTTGTCACGAGTGCGCGTGGTCTTCAACATTAATGTGGAGAAGGATCCATCTTAGAAGGAGTGTGAGTAATGAGCTTGCTGGCAAAGTCTGGCCACGGAGCATTAGTTGCGTGGCAACCAAGCGGAAGTGGGGCGTTTGTCACGATTGCGGAATTACGCGATTTGACCACGCCTGGCCTCTCGCGCAATGAGTTCGATTCGACCACGCAAAACGTGGACATCGACACTTACGTTCTTGGCGTGCTCCGCCGTGAAGCTCTCGCCTTCTCGATGAATTTTATCGAGTCGGGCGAGCCAACGCACGACCACGTCACAGGTATCCAGAAAGCCATCATCTCCAATATGATGACTGGCTGGCGCTACTCGTTCCCAAACGGTCTTCAGTGGATCATGTCTGGACAGGTCCAGGCGATCAAAATGACTGACCCGGTGGATGGTCTACAGTCGGCGGATGTGACTATCCGGATGAGCGGTGTAATGAGCATCGCGGGTGTCCCTGTCGGCGTCTCCGGAGGGTAATCTACACAGCTAGCACACCGCAGGAGGCATGATTGGTGCTACATCTGGGCTACCCTACAGGCTCGGTTCCAATCATGCTTCCTAGCTGATTCTCGCAGGTTTGTTGGGGTATGAGAGTTAACTGTTGGGAAAGAGGAGAACCGTTATGGCAAACGAACCGAAAGTCTTTGAAACGATGGACGAAATGTTGGCCGCTCCAGACGTGGAGTATGCGGTCATCGAGGGATGGAATGGCCAAATCCGTATCGGTTCTCTGACCGCTGGGGACATGATCGAGTGGTCCGAGGCTAACGAAGGCGAAGCCAAACGGACGGCTGGACTTCGGTTGATTGTCAAATCTATTGTCAACTCCCAAGGCACGCGTATCGGCACTGAGAAGCACATCGCTACACTCCGGACCAAGAGCCATAAGGTCACGGAGAAGATTGTGCGAGAGATTCTCAAACTCAACGGTATGAACGTCAAAGTGGGAGAAGAACCAAAAAAAGATTGATGCGTAGTTCTGCCAGACGTTTTGCGTATCAACTGGCCGTGAGATTGGGAAGAACAAATGTTGACGCGCTACTCCGAAGCCTCACGGCCAAACAGTTCGCTGAATGGCAGGCCTATGCAAGACTTGAACCCTTTGCCGAGTCACGAGCGGATTGGCGAGCAGCGCTTCTTGCCAAGACGATGTTTGATCTTAACCAAAGGCTTGTGGATGCCCTGTTTGCTCTTCACGGAATCGAACGGAGCAAACGCCCCAAGATTACCCAAGCGGATATCAAGGATTTCTTGTTGACTTGGAAGGAGGAAGATTCCACGCCGCCCAAAGCTATGAAGAAACAGACGTGGAAGGAGCAGTTGGCCATCGTTGAGATGATCATGCACGCTTATTCAGTTCCTGGAAAGAACGTCTGATGGACATAGGATCACTTACTGGCCAGATCGCTATCGAAGACCAGATGTCTGGCGTGATGGAAATGGTATCACGCAAGATTGAGAGTTTTGTTGAAGGTTTCGATAGTGCCTTTGGGACAATTGCCATTGGTGCCGGCGCAGCGGTAGCGGCTGTTGGAGCCGTTACCGCAGCTATTACTGCTCTTGGGGTTAAAGGTTCTGACATCAATGATCTCGCGGGAACGATGGATACATTCTCTGGCAGCACGGCCAGGAGTGAAGAAATCCTTGAGAAGATGTCGGCTGGGACGAAAAATACCGTGGGAAATATGGAGTTGATGCGAGATGCATCGAAACTTCTCTCCACGGGAGCACTCAAGAACACCGCAGATTTTGAAGCATTGACACAGGCGTCCTTTGCCTTGCAGAACCGTGGGTTTGGTCCTACTGCGGAAATGGTGGATCGACTTTCATCGGCTCTCGTCACGGGTCGCACTCGCGGTATCCAACAAATGGTGGGGATCATTGATACCACCCAAGCATTGCATGACTACGCTGACTCCCTTGGGAAGACTGTTGCCGAACTGGACAAGAGCGAACTGAAACATGTAACCCAACTTGCGATATTGGAGAAGGTTCGTTCATTAGCCAAAGAAGGTGCAGAAGCGCAACGAGATTTTGGTGAAGAAATCGAAGCTGCTGGGAAGTTTGTTAAAGATTTTGTGGATGACCTAGCGGCACAAGTTGCTAAATCTCCAGACGTTATGAATGCGGTGCACGCGATTGGGGATGCACTTAAAACGGCGTTTGGTGGGGATACGAAATCTGCGATTGCCGCCATTATGGGGTATATCAACGATTTCGCCAAGGCAGTTACGGCCACTATACCCTACATCGTGAAGTTTGGTGAGGGTATTGCGGGCACAGTCAAATTCCTGTTGGACTACCGCGAAATCATCTATGGGGTTCTCGTAGCATATGCTGCGTGGAAGATTTCCACCCTCGATATATGGACATCTATCGTCAAGTTGTCCTTACAGATAGAATTCACAACTGCCCAAATGGGCTTACAGGAGATTGCTACTTGGGCGTTGGGCGTTGCCCAGAAGGCTTTGACGCTCGATGTTGCGGCAGTGAATGCGGGATTGAAGGCACTCTGGCTAACCATGATGGCGAATCCGTTTATTGCATTAGCAGCTGCGATAGGTGCAATTACGGTTGCCACCGTTGAATGGTATAAATCTTCATCTGCTGCGGCGTTGAAAGAGGAAGAAGCTGGGGCTGCTATGGACGTGAAGAATAAAGCCCTAGCAGCCGGTATCAAATACACGGATGCTTACAAAGACGGCGTCATCACTTTGGACGAAGCCATAGCGTTCAATAACGAGAATTTCATCAAGTCTGGGGCAACGGCACTCTCGATATCTGGGGCGATAAAGGCAGTTGGTAATGAACATTTCGCCACCGCCGACAAAGTCAAGATATTGAATACGGCAGTTCTGGCAGCGAGTAAGACTGGAGATTTGAATCAGAAGCAATGGGGGTTGGTTGCAGATGCGATGAAAGAAGCCGGTATCAAAGCGGACGATTTGGCGAAATCTCCCGCGTTGCTTTCCATCGCAAATGCCATGGGAATTATTAAGACCCAGACGGACGCTGCAACAGACGCCCAGAAATCCAAAGATAAAGCGGATAAAGATGCCCAGAAGGCGGCTGAAGACCACGCCAAGGCGGTCACTGATCTTACCAAGAAGCTCACTGAGCAGGTTGACTCGGTAAAAGTTACCAACGAAGCCTTTGCTAATCTGACCCAGAAGCAATTGGCCAATTACGACGTTCAGATGAAACTGATTCCCTTGCTAACCAAGCAAGCCCAAGAGCAAGGGTATCTGAACGCAGCCCAACAAGTCGCTTTAGCTACCTCCCTCGATGCGCGTGACGCCCATACTAAAGCCCAAGTAGAAATGCTTTTGGCAAACAAGACGAATCAGGCTTATATCCAGACTTTGAAAGACCGTGGGGAGTCAGAAGCGGAAATTGCTGCACGACTCAAGGTGAGCACCGAGGCGCTCAAGAAATACAACGAGGTTTTGAAGACCAGACTCGACATTTTCAAGCTTGAGAGTAGCGGTCCTCTGAAGGACTTTATTGGGGACTTGCAAAAACTTGGTACAGCAATTCCCCAGAAAGCCTTTGATGACTTGTCGAAATACTATACCAGTCTTGCCATGATTGAAAGGCAGGGAATTGCGAACCAACAAACCGCAGCAAGCTTAGGTTCGGCATTAGAGAGTGTTGGTGAGAAATCTAACGAGCTTGTGTTTGTTAATGCCTGGCTCGTGAAGAATGCTGAGGCCGAAAAACTGAACACGGACGCGCTACAGGGTATGGCAGACGGTTTTGCCCAACTAGGCCAAGCGGCAGGTGGGAATCTTGGTGCGATTTTCTCTGGCTTTGGGCAGATGGCTGTGCAACTAAACAATGCCCATAAGGCGAGCAAACAACTCGGTATCGATGGAACAGAGTTGGGCGGGAAATACGGGTCACTTAGTACAATCTTCAACGATAACGCTAACAATACCCAAAAGATGGCGGCTGGGATTCAGACCGCAGCGGCGATAGCCCAAGGCGCGGCAGCAGTTTGGGATGAGACTTCGAAGCACGCGACAGCTATGGGGAACGCAATTGGTGGCGCGATGCAAGGTGCCCAAGCTGGCGCGGCCTTTGGTCCCATGGGTATTGCCATTGGCGCGGCCGCAGGTTTAGTGACTGGCCTTATCCGAGGGAAACCGGCATGGGCCAAAGCGGCATCGGAAGTATCACGCGACTTTGGGACCAAGATTTCAGATGAACTTGGGAAGGCTATCGCTGATAGCGCAAAGATGGATTTTGGTGGGAGTCGTCAAGCTGCCGAAGTCGCCCATCTTGGAGATATTATCAAGGAAGCCGGTGGGTTGAGTGAAGCGAATTTCCCCAAGATGGCTGACCGTCTCCATGATGTGTTTTCTTTGATTAGCCAAGGACAAATGTCTGTTGCCCAAGGCAGTAAGGTTCTTGAAGACAACTGGGCGAGCTTCGCGGAAGCCGGCACTTCTGCATCTGGTTTGCTCAGGAAAGACCTCGTTGAGATTATCAAACTCCAAGACCAATACGGCACCAACAGTAAAGCGATTGCAGAATATGTTGGTACGCAAGGCAAGGCTGGCGTAGCTGGCTTTGGGCAAGCTATTACTATCGCCAGTAACGCGATGAAATCGCAGCAGACAGACGCGGAGAAATTGAAAGACCTCCACGAGCAGCTTGGGAGGGCTGGCGCCGATAGCCAGGCCGGTATCCAACAGCAGATCGATGCGACGACTCAGCATATGGAGGCGCAAGGAGCCATTGTCGATGCGACCGCGATCCATTCCCAACAGGCGTTCGATGCGATGTCCTATGGGGTTGGGGCAAGTTTTAGCGCGATGATTGCTTCAGGTATGAGTTATGCCCAAGCAGTGACCGCTATTGGTCCTGCTATTGAGGGATTGACTGTCCAACACGATACTCTCGGTTTCCAGAGTAATGCCGTCTACGATTTGATGAAAGAGCAGGTTGCGCTCTATAGCGATGCAGTCGCTGGTCCTGCGCTTTCGGCTGTCGATGGGTTGTCGGCAGGAATGGTTGCCCTCGACAATATGGGCAAGATGAACCAAGGAACGTTTGAGGCTTTGTCGTCCCAAATAGGCGTTACTTTCGAGTCATTGGTTGCCCAAGGGAAAGATGGCGACGCGGTCATGATGGCGATGCAAGGCTCCCTCCAGAAAGTCTGGGAAGAGCAGCAGACTTATGGCTATAAGACTGATGAGACGACCCAAGCCTTGATTGACCAAGCCGTGCAAGAAGGCATTGTTGGTGAGAAGCATATGGACGCAAGTAAGCAGATGCTTATCGCCACCAATAAGATTGTGGACATTCTTACGGTCATGGCCACGCAGCTGGGCGCGACGATTCCTGCTGCTGCGGAAACTGGCGCGAAGGGAATTCAGTCCTCGCTGAACGCCATTAAGGCGCCAGATCTTCATATCAAAGTCGCGTATGACGACCCAGGCTTTGACTCCTCCTCGCGGGTAGTCAAAGTGCAATACCAAGAGGAAGGGAAACCGTCGTATGCTGCCACGGGAGGTTTGGTTACTTCCCACGGTGTTGTGCAATATTTGGCAGGTGGTGGTGAGGTCATTCCATTTGCCCCACGTGGGACAGATACGGTTCCGGCCATGTTAACCCCAGGTGAGCGAGTTTTGTCGGTTGAACAAAATCAAACCTATGAAAACTATATGGAAGGCCCATCGAATGAGGACGTGGTTAACGCAGTGAACGGTCTTCGAACAGATATGACTTTCAAGTTACCACGTGCATTGGCACGCTCAATGCATACGGGTTTAGTTGGCATTCGTACAGCATCCTGATGGCTGCACAAGTCTGGGCCATCGAGCTTTCTACTCAGATCCGCGTCATTGCGTCCGGTGGCCCAGGCTATCCGCAGGATAAGCTCGTATTGGTCGATAAGTCTGGGACGACGGTTGACTGGCTGTATCTGAACAACTCAAAGACCGCCCCAACGACCGGATTGACACAAGGTGCGGTTGCGTTCGCAAAACCTCCGATCGGCAGTTACGTTGTTCAATTCGTGGCAGTGCCACCTGCTCCCTATGCTCAGCAAGTCGTTGCCGATGGGGCCAGTGCGTATTGGCGATTGGGGGAAACTTCTGGCACGACGGCAGTGGATGTGATTGGCGGGAAGAATGGGACTATCAGTGGTGGCGTGACGCTGGGGCAGGTCGGAGCACTCGCGGATGGCGACAAAGCGATGCTGTTCGGTGCGACGGGAAAAATCAGGACCGCGTGGGCATTCACCCCGCCTGCGGCCTACACGATGGAAGCGTGGATCAAGTTTGGCGGGACTGGCCAAGTCCCGATTGTGAATAACTACAACACCGGCGTGGCTGGGCAGGTGTACTTCGGACTGACCAACGCGGCGGTGATGTTTCTCTACGCGCAGGGGGGCACACCGGCAGCGGTGACCGGCACCGTCTCCCTCAACGACAACAGCTGGCACCACGTCGTCTGGGTCATTGGGAGCGGGCAAACGCGCTGCTACGTGGACGGCGTGTTGCGAGACACCCTCGCACAAACGCAAGCCGCCGGAGTGGCTGGCACCATCGATCTGGGGTTCTGTGCGGCCACGAATGAGTTCTGGCAGTGGTTTCTTGACGATGTTGCCATCTATCCGACCACGCTGACGGTCGCGCAGATCATCGCCCACTACGCGGCGCGCACATTACCCTCGACTCAACTCCCATCAACGGTTCTGGCGTCCGACATCATCGACATTAAGCCAGAGCCGTTGGCTGTTCTTGAATTTGAACTTCTCGGTAAAGGCAATGGATGGACCATTATTCGTGATTGGTTTCTATCACCAGGACTTTCTTTTCATCGTGGACTCCCCGGGATAGAAATTACTGATCTTGTCGCGGATATTGGTACACTCCATTGGACTTTGGATAATAGTGATAAGAACAGTAAGAAACTCGTTGGGTTGTACAGCCCAGATCATGCCAACAAATTGTACGGATTCTATCTAAATATTGGAGTCCGTTATCGAATTGGATCGCTCGTTCGATTCACTGGTATTCTTACAGCGATTGATCCTACCCCAGGTCGCTTTGGTTCTCGAATCGTTCAATGTGAAGCTAGTGATTGGATGAGCACTGCAGATCGTTTGCGAATTTCCAATCTCCCAGTCTTGGTGAATAAACGAGGTGACGAAGTCTTCCAAACGTTGATTGACTCAATACCCGATTCTGCCAAACCAGACGCTGTTCAAAAAGATATCAGTCCAGATACGTATCCATACACTTTGGATCGTACACGAGATGAAGAAACAGTTCTTCGGGATGAAATTTATCGTTTGAGCACGAGTGGGATTTCTCGTTGTTACATTCTTGGGGATGGAACCCTTGTCTACGAAAGTCGTGCGAGACGTGTAAATACAACTGTAAACGTGGACACCTTCAGTGATGCTAATAGCTTCTCCGCGTCCCAAGATCGCTCAACAATTGTTAATCGTGCCCAGACAACTATCCACCCTCGCCTCCCAGGTGTAACTGATGTTGTGATGTATTCGTTACCCCAACCAATGCCAATTGTTGCGGGATTAGCAATTACCATTCTTGGTGGATGGGTAGATCCGGCAAACCCAAGTATTCGTGTTGGAGCAGTAAGTCTCGTTTCGTTAGTTCGCGGCACAGATTATGTGGCGAATACTGCTCAAGACGGTTCTGGCACAGATCTTACTCCGGGTCTAACAGTTGTTGCTGGGTTGTCTGGGAACGCAACGTCATTTACGATCACTGCAACCCAGAATGGATTTCTTACAAAATTACAACAACGAGGTAAACCGCTCTATGATTATGGGGCAGCTACGTTGGTATGGGATGACCCTCTATCCATAACACAGTTTGGGTTGACTGGCGTCTCCCTCGATATGCCATATACGGCGAGTGCCGCGTTGGCATTGGAGGTCGCGCAATTTACAGTGTTTAATGGCGCATTTCCAATAACAAGCGTATCATCATTCACGCGGATTATTGATGCTAATAACAGTGTTGAACGAAGTCGAAGCATTAATCGTCAAATCAGTGATAGGATTGGTATCGTAGACGCTGTTACTGGGATTGCGAAATCGTTCTTCATCAATGCTATTGATGAATCAATTACTGAAAATGTGTTGACGACTTCTTGGTTATTGGCACCGGCGGATTCAACAGCTTATTGGGAATTAGAGATTGATGGGAAGACCGAGCTTGATCTTACTACACGTCTTGCGTTTGGAGAGATTCTCGGACACACGGATATTGCCCATCAAGATATCCACGGGGACATTCTTCATGGGGATATAATTCATGCAGATAGCCATACTGATAATATCCATCAAGACATAGCCCATGGAGACGGACAGGGCGTGCATGGAGATAATGCCCATAGCGATATAGCCCATCAAGATACAGCCCATAGTGATGGACCCCATACCGATGCGGGTGGTTACGAACCTCATGAGGATACTTCTCATAGTGATAGCCATTCTGATGTATCTCATGGAGATGCTGCTCATCAAGACGCCCATTCGGATCATGGAGATTATGTCGCGGGTCAGAGCTTTACGGACCACTTTGATTGCGTCGATCAAGTGTCGTTTTACCACGGCGACTCTGGACATCCCACGCTGTTCTATCACCACATGGACTGCGCCGGGGCCGGGCAGCATGGCGACTTTTCCTATATCAACCAAATTGCTCAATCGGAATACCATAACGATACAACAAACCATTCGGATGTGGCCCATACGGATATCCATTCTGACTCCCATAACGATAGCCATGATGATCGAGCCCATACTGATCAGCATGGTGATGTTGCTCACATAGATCGAACCCACGTAGATTATCACGACGATATTGCCCATATTGATATTACCCATCAAGATATCGCCCATACGGATATAGCTCATGGTGACGCTGTTGGCCATTCTGATACTGTCCATTCTGACGTTGCCCACGGAGATGTAGCACATCAGGACGTGATCCACTCGGATATTCCCCATTCAGATTTTCATCAAGATTACCACGGAGATACGAACTGATGACTATTGAGCTTACTCCCAACGGCGTTGCGTGTAACCTCGATTGTCCATATTGTTACCAGAAGCCGATGCGTGATGCTGGAAACATTTCAACTGGCTATGATATGGATAAGATGATAGCTGGGTTGAAACGAGAGGGTAGCGCATTCTCACTCTTTGGGGGTGAAGCTCTTCTCATGCCGTTGGAGGAGCTTGAGACCATCTTCCGCTTTGGGCTGGAAACTTATGGGTCCAATGGCGTACAGACCAACGGTTCACTTATCACAGACGCCCATATCGATATGTTCCAGAAATACAAAGTCCACGTTGGGATGTCATTGGATGGTCCTGGCGAATTGAACGACAGTCGATGGGCGGGTAATTTGACCAAGACTCGGATGGCAACCGAAAAGAGTCTGGCGGCTCTTGAAGCCCTTTCTATGCGAGGAATCCCACCAAGCCTAATTATTACACTCTACCGTGGTAACGCCGTGGGCGACCGACTAGAAAGTCTCATCCAATGGCTTCGTGATTTGGAAATCCTTGGGGTGCGACACGTTCGTTTGCATCTGTTGGAAGTCGAAAACGAGGATGTTCGCAGAACGATGGCGCTAACGGACGAGGAGAACATCGCCTGTTTGCTCTGCTTCTATGAGTTCCAAAAGACTACCCAGATCCAATTTGACCTTTTCAACGAAATGGCCAAATTGCTTATGGGAGACGATGGGCAGGCGACGTGCGTTTGGAACGCGTGCGACCCGTATACAACTTCCGCTGTCCAAGGCGTGAACGGCCAAGGTGAACGAAGTAACTGCGGCCGCGCCAACAAGGATGGCGTCGATTGGTTGAAAGCCCATACTCCTGGCTACGAACGACAAGTGGCGCTCTACCAGACACCCCAGAGCGACTTGGGCTGTCAAGATTGCCGATTCTTCTTCGCTTGCAAAGGTCAATGCCCAGGAACCGCTGAGCACGGAGACTGGCGCAATCGAAGCGAACACTGTGCGATCTGGATGGCATTGTTTGACAAGATTGAAGGTGATCTTCGTGGGCTTGGGTATACGCCCGTCTCACGCGTATCGTGGCTTCCCAAGTTAGAACGCGTGATGGTAGACGAGTGGGATGCTGGGCGTAACATTTCCATTCGGGAAGCAATCAGGCGTGTCCAAGGCGCACCTGTTTCGATGTCCCCATGCCCAGATAACGGTGGACATGGCGACCATTGGGATGCTCCTGATGGAGTAAATCACACAGACGGTTCACTCTACATTCACGGTGACGGTGGCGTCACGGAGATGCATGGCGACTCAAATATCAAACAGCAAATTCTCCCAGGCCAATGGGGAACACGTGCGTGATTGGACGAGGGTGATCTGGGCAAACGAACGGGCACGCTCAGTCTGGGAACCTCGTATTGCAGCGATCCAAAGGACGTGGTTCCAAGTTGAAGTTTCGTCTGTGGAGTTGGGACTACGACCAGCGGGTCTTGTCTTTGGAACTCCATCAACTAATTTCCCAGTCGTGACGATATCGCCCAATCGTTATGCATTTGGCCCAGAAGCAGAAGCTCTTGCCTTGGCAATGAGGAAACGCGATGATAACACAGTCGGAAGACTCCTTGGCTATCCATCCTGTTGTCGTGCGTTTTTCGACCAAACATGGGGTGCTGGTGCGTTGGACACTACATACCAAATGGTGGGTGACGGTTCCGGCCCAACTGAGTGCAACATCCTCGGACGTTGGCTTGGCGTCCGCTTCGTCATGCATCTCCCGTGCTCATGGACATGCCCAGAGACCGTTGTATGCGCAGAGAAATGGAAATCGTTGTGGCCACTCGATGAGCTCAGATGGGCTACGGAAATCTTGAATTGGCCAACACTCTATTCAGCACGCCATGGGATCGCGGAAATTGTCTTCCCAGTGTGCAAGGTTTCAACACGAACCACCCAAGGCGTGGATGCAGTCATTCGCCGCCATCGTGGGATTCTCCCAGAAGAAGCCGCGACAGGTGTGGTATTTCCTTTTGATGTCCCTCGCCCACGATTGGTGAAATTGCAAGACCGAACCGCTATGGACAACGGATTCCAGACCCGCGAAGCAATGGACAAAGCCCATAGCATGGTGCTTGCCGCGTTGGAAACCTCTCCGCCCCAAGGTTTGACGGTTGATCTGGGATGCGGAAATGGGCATCTTATGCGAAGGATCAATCGTCAATTCGGTGTTACGGTGTTGGGTATCGAATCTGATGCCGAGCGTGCGCATGGGGCGGAAGACATACTGTTGTTGAACCTCGTGGCGTTGGACTCACTCCCAAACGCGGATACGTTCATTGTATCCCAACGACGATTTGAAGAAATTCCCCAATTAGAATCATGGGTTTACGCGCACGCTCGACAGGTGTTGGTTTACAGTTATGATTCACCAATGTTCGCAAAGGTGATAAATGGGCGACCCTGAAAAACCAGACATAATCGTTCAGGTTGGGACGCGCTCAGTCGTTACCCCATATGCAGCTACATGGCCCAGCCGCACTTGGACCCCGACTGAGAAAGTTACCGCTGGGATGATGAACTCGTTGCGTGACCAACTCAACGAGCTTCACGCTGGTATCAGTGGCGGTGCAGGTGTGGCGATGTTGGCCGCCAACAACGTATTCACCGGGTCGGAGCAGACCATCAGCGCGACTTACCCGCGCCTGACACTGATCGATCAAGCTGTCACATCTGACCGCGTGTTTCGCATAATGAATCAGGCCAACCTGCTCTACTTCCACACGCTCACGGATGACATGCAGGGGATTCAGTCCACGCCGCTGGTGCTCAATCATCAAGGCGATGTCTCGGTTGGTCGTGGTCTGACTGTCGGCACGTCGATTGTTACCGGCGGAAATATTCATACCAAGAACGGCTCGTGGCTTTATCCCGGCCGCATGGATATTGCGGCCGACGGGAATATTCAGACGTCGTTTTATCTCGCCTCGCACCCAGGCTATGGGC